CAAGGGAGTGGCTAGCAGAAGTTTTAAACGAGCGTGGACTCTATCCGACGACACCGAAGTTAGGGAGGTCACATTTGAGGACGGACTTCTACGGATCGTACTTGGGAAAATAGTTCCAGAACATCATGCTCGCAAAGATTATCTCTAAATATATTTGAATATCGTCGGCGCGAGGAGGACCTGGCAAAATCCAGGTTGACTCCTCCTTTTTTTTGTAGTAGAATGTTCATACGCAAAAGATAAAAAATGACCGTAAAACTTTTATTGTTGAAGTCGGGCGAAAATGTAATGACCGATATCCAAGAACTTTCTGTTGAAGGAAGAACTGTTGGATATTTACTTGGCCGTCCTTATATTGTAAATCTTGGAAAAAGTGAGGTTGCATCTGAAGATAATGCAGTGAGTCAAGTTCCAATTACTTTTTATCCGTACCTTCCTTTGTCAGATGATAAAGAAATTCCCATTCCCTCTGATTGGGTTGTAACGATTGTTGAACCTATAGGGCAAGTAAAAGAAATGTATGAAGAACGTATTAATCAGGTAACAAAAGATGGAGAACAAAGTGATTAAAATTATTGTACTTAATGAAAGTTTGGTTTTAATTAGTCAGATTGAAGAGGTTAGTGCTGATATTGGAGAACCAAATTGCAAATTGATTAAACCCTTTGTAGTAAATGCAAATAAAACACTAGAACCTTTCCTTCTTGTCTATACAAAACAAGATACATTTATGATGAGTTCGGATAAGATTCTGACACTTGCAGATCCAACATCAACTTTACTTGAAAAATATGAGGACTTGATTAAAGAATGACACAACGCTTCTATACTAATGTGCAGTTGATTGGAAACCAATTTTTGGTTCGTGGCGTAGAAAATGATAAAAGATTTGAGACCAGAGATGAGTTCTTTCCAACTCTCTTTGTAAAGACTAAAAAAGACTCTAAGTATAGAACATTATCGGGGGATTTGGTAGAACCAGTAAAACCTGGAAGTGTGCGAGATTGTCGTGAATTTTATAAAAAGTATGAAGGTGTAGATGGATTTGAAATCTATGGAAATGATAGGTATATCTATCAATACATCTCAGAAAAGTATCCTGAAGATGAAATTAAGTTTGATATCAGCAAAATTAAACTTGTAACTTTGGATATTGAGGTTGCTTCTGAGGAAGGATTTCCTGACGTGGAATCTTGTTCCGAAGAAATCCTTGCGATTACAATTCAGGACTATACGACTAAAAAGATTACTACTTGGGGAATTAAACCATTTAATAACAAACAAAAAAATGTAACATATCATCAATGTCCAAGTGAGTACGAACTTCTGAGTAACTTTATTAATTATTGGATGGTTGATGTTCCTGATGTTGTGACTGGATGGAATATTCAATTTTATGATATTCCTTACATTTGCAAACGACTTAATCGTGTTCTTGGTGAAAAACTAATGAAGAGATTCTCTAATTGGGGTCTTGTGACAGAGGGAGAAACTTACATTCAAGGAAGAAAGCACACTACTTTTGATGTTGGTGGATTGACTCAACTTGATTATCTTGACCTTTATAAAAAGTTTACTTATAAGAATCAAGAATCATATCGTCTCGATTATATTGCCGAAGTAGAACTTGGTCAGAAAAAACTGGACCACTCTGAGTTTGATACCTTTAAGGATTTCTATACTCAAGGATGGCAAAAGTTTATTGAGTACAACATTGTTGACGTAGAACTTGTTGATAGATTAGAAGACAAGATGAAATTGATTGAGTTGGCACTGACGATGGCATATGATGCTAAGGTAAACTATGCTGATGTGTTTTATCAAGTTCGTATGTGGGATAATATTATCTTCAATTATTTGAAGAAACGGAACATCGTTATTCCTCCGAAGAATAAATCTCAGAAAAATGAAAAATACGCTGGTGCTTACGTTAAGGAACCGATTCCAGGGAAGTATGATTGGGTTGTCTCTTTTGACCTTAACTCTCTTTATCCTCACCTCATTATGCAATATAATATTTCTCCAGAAACAATCCTCGAAGAAAAACATCCAACTTCAAATGTTGATCGGATACTTAATCAAGAAATAAATTTTGAATTGTATAAAGATTATGCGGTTTGTGCTAATGGTGCAATGTTCCGTAAAGATATCCGTGGATTTCTTCCTGAATTAATGGAGAAGATGTACCAGGATCGGGTTATCTTTAAAAAGAAGATGATTGATGCGAAAAAAGAATATGAAAAAACTAAAAATAAAGAACTAGTAAAAGAAATTGCTAGGTGCAATAATATTCAGATGGCAAAGAAAATTTCTTTGAACTCTGCTTATGGTGCCATCGGCAATCAGTATTTTCGTTACTATAAACTTGAAAATGCTGAGGCAATCACCTTATCTGGTCAGGTATCGATCCGTTGGATTGAGAATAAGATGAATACCTATCTAAACAAGATTCTTAAAACTGATGGAGTTGATTATGTTATTGCTTCAGATACTGATTCTATTTACCTTAATATGGGCCCTCTGGTTGAAACTGTATACAAGGGAAGAGAGAAAACTACTGAAAGCGTTGTTTCGTTCCTTGATAAGATCTGTGAAATGGAACTCGAAAAGTATATTGAAAGTTCTTACCAAGAACTGGCTGACTATGTGAATGCTTATGACCAGAAGATGCAAATGAAGCGTGAGAATATTGCTGATCGTGGAATTTGGACCGCCAAGAAACGTTACATTCTAAATGTCTGGGATAGTGAGGGAGTTCGTTATGAAGAACCCAAACTGAAGATTATGGGTATTGAAGCAATCAAGTCATCCACTCCAGCTCCTTGTCGTAAGATGATTAAAGATGCACTCAAAATAACGATGAGTGGAACGGAGGATGATGTAATTGATTTTATTGAGAATGCGAGAAAACAATTTAAATCTCTTCCTCCAGAGCAAATTTCATTCCCTCGTTCTGCCTCTGATGTTCAGAAGTACTCATCTTCATCGGACATTTATATAAAAGGAACTCCAATTCATATTCGGGGAGCACTCTTGTTTAATCATTATATTAAACAACACAAACTCACTCATAAGTATTCTTTAATTCAAAATGGTGAGAAGATTAAATTTGTTTATCTTAAAAAACCAAATAGCATTCATGAAAATATTATTTCCTTTATCCAAGAGTTTCCCAAGGAACTTAATATTGACAAATACATAGACTATGACTTACAATTTGAGAAAGCTTTTCTAGAACCATTCAAAATTATTCTTGATGTAATTGGATGGAATGTAGAAAAAACTGTAAACCTTGAACTCTTTTTTACCTGATGGACCTTCCTATTAATGATGAAGAACTGAATACAATTATCAAATCACTGACTCTTGGTGGTGATACCAAACTTTATCAAAAACTGAAACTTGTAAGTGAACTCCGTGAACAAGGACTTCCTTATAAAAAAATACTTCGTGAACAATACGGGATGGTTGCATAATGATTAAAGTAAAATATCAACTTAAAGAGTTTCCAAATTCAATACTCTTTAAATTCTTTAAAACTAAAGAACAGGTAGAGACTTTTAAATCTCAAAACCCACATTATATTTTTGAGTGACTATGGACTTTCTGAAAGAAATAGTAAAAGAAATTGGTGATGACTATACGAAACTAGCATCAGACATAGACGAGACAGAAACTTATGTTGACACGGGTTCGTATATCTTTAATGCACTGGTTTCAGGTAGTATATTTGGTGGTGTTTCTGGTAACAAAATTACTGCTATTGCTGGAGAGTCTTCTACTGGAAAGACTTTCTTTTCTCTCGCTGTGGTTAAGAATTTTCTTAATACTCACCCCGATGGTTATTGTCTCTACTTTGATACTGAAGCCGCTGTTAATAAGTCCTTGATTGAGTCTCGTGGTATTGATACTTCCCGTTTTGTTGTGGTGAATGTTGTTACTATTGAGGAGTTTCGTAGTAAAGCACTCAAAGCAGTTGATATATATCTTAAGAAGTCATTAGAAGAACGCAAACCCTGTATTTTTGTACTAGACTCTCTGGGTATGCTTTCCACTGAGAAAGAAATCACTGACGCACTAAACGACAAACAAGTTCGTGACATGACCAAATCTCAACTGGTCAAAGGTGCGTTCCGAATGCTCACACTCAAACTAGGTCAAGCAAATGTCCCGCTCATTGTCACAAATCATACATACGATGTCATCGGAGCTTACGTACCAACTAAAGAAATGGGAGGAGGTTCTGGACTCAAATACGCAGCATCTACAATCATTTATCTCAGCAAAAAGAAAGAAAAGGATGGAACGGAAGTGGTCGGAAATATTATCAAGGCTAAGACTCACAAATCGCGTTTGAGTAAGGAGAATAAAGGTGTTGAAGTCCGTTTGTATTATGATGAGCGCGGTCTTGATCGTTACTATGGTCTTTTGGAACTTGGTGAGATTGGTGGACTCTGGAAGAATGTAGCAGGACGATATGAGATTGATGGCAAGAAGATTTATGCCAAGCAAATTCTGAAAGAACCTGAAGTATATTTTACTGAAGAAGTAATGCAACAGTTGGACGAAATCGCACGAAAGGAATTTAGTTATGGAGAAAGTTGAGGTTCTAATTCTTAGAAACCTTTTACACAATGAGAAGTATGTAAGAAAAGTAATTCCTTTTATTAAATCAGAATATTTTGAGGATTTTAATCAAAAAGTTATCTTTGAAGAAATTTTAAAGTTTGTTCAGCAATATAATCAACCAGCAACAAAAGAAGTTCTTTGTATTGAAGTAGAAAATCGTAATGACATCAACGATACTTCTTTCAAAGAAATCACTCAAATTGTAAGTTATTTGGATGATGAACCAACTGAGTTCAACTGGTTAGTGGATACAACTGAAAAGTGGTGTCGTGATCGTGCTATCTATCTTGCTCTTATGGAATCTATCCATATTGCAGATGGTAAAGATGACAAGAAAAATCGTGATAGTATTCCTAGCATTCTATCTGATGCTCTTGCTGTTTCTTTTGATACTCACATTGGACACGATTATCTTTTAGATTATGAGGAACGCTATGAGTCTTATCATAGGAAAGAAGAGAAGATTGAATTTGATCTGGAATATTTCAACAAAATCACAAAAGGTGGTCTCCCTAATAAGACTCTCAATATCGCTCTCGCTGGGACAGGCGTTGGGAAATCGCTATTCATGTGTCATGTGGCTAGTTCCGTCTTACTGCAAGGCAGGAACGTTTTGTATATCACTCTTGAAATGGCGGAGGAACGAATTGCTGAACGAATTGATGCAAACCTTCTTAATGTCCCCATACAAGACATCTCAGAACTTCCTAAGCAAATGTTTGA